TGGCACCCTTCTGCTGCTCCCAGCACTCGAACCCGGTGGGGTCGAGGATGATGAGGGTCGACGCGGCGAAGTTCCTATCGACGACAACCTTCAGCCCGAACGCGACCGAATCGGTGTAGCCCGGAGCCATCGAACCGAATGAGTTCATCGGCCCGGCGGTCGGGAACAATGGGCGCCCGGCGGTGTCGACGAGCTGCCCGAGGGCGGCCCACGTTGCCGGGTCCATTGCGAGCACGCTCGGCAGGTTGCCGTTCGAGCCGGTGAGGATGTCGGCGGCGGCGGTGTACACCCATGCCGACCAGTCGGCGGGCGAAGTGATCCCGGCGTGAGCGTTGCTGTTGGTGGTCTGCGACTTCAGGCGATCGGCGGCATAGTTGTCCGTGGCGTTCGCGTACACGCGGCCCATGTCGTCGAGCAGCGCGGCCAGTACCTCAGGGGCCGACCAGTCGATCGACGCTTCCGAAACCTCGACGTACCCGCCGAACAGTGCCTTCGTCACCATCAGGTCATCCACAACATACGCGCTAGCGGTGTTCGCCCCTTCGGCGTTCTCGCCCACGCTGTTGTGAGTCGTGACTACCGGGCGAATGAACACACCGCCGGCGGTCGGCATGGCACGAACGCCGCAGGCGTCGACCACGGGGCGATTCCCGATGAAGTTGTCATACACCGGGGCGATAATCGGGGTCGGCAGGATTCCGGGGATATCCGGCGTGTACACGTCCGGCGCGGCGGCGCGAATCTTGTCGTTCATGGCGGCGAACGACGGGGCGCCCTGGGCCATCGCACACAAGTACTCGGCAAGCGTGGGCAGGGTGAAGTTCCGCGGCTGTGCATAGAGCAGCGGCTGGGTGGGAATGGTGGCCTCTGCCTCAATGGGCTGGGCCGGTGAGGCGTCAGACACTTCTTCTCCTTCAGTTTGGTTTTCTTCATCGTCCGGCTCTGGGTCCGGTTCGGGGTCGCCGGCCGCAGTTGCGGCCACCTGGGTAATGATCGCTTCCGCGTATGCGGGCACGGCCACAAGGGAGAGTTCGACAAGTGCGGCTTCGGTAACGGTCATTACTCCGGCCGGGTCAGTCGAGAACGTGATGGGGTGGGCGCCGACTGAAACCGAGTCATACGCGCCGGCTTTCAGTAGCGCGACGGCGTCCCTCGAGGCGCGAGTGTCGGCCAACGTTGCCTCGAATTCAAGCCCCGCGGGGGTGTCCACAAGGGTATCCACGATGCCGCGAAGCTGCGTCATATCGTGGTTTTCGAGAAGTTTGGCAGGCTTTTGTTCAGGGTTGAACGCGCCCCTGGCGAACTTCACCTGAGAACCGTTACTGACGGTTGCCACTACATCCCACGGGACGGCGATACCCGCAATACGGGCGGGGCGTCCGGGTTCGCCTGCCTCAGCAGTAATCAGACTGATATCAGTATCGAACCGAATCACGCGGGCACACTTTCGTTCGTTGAGGGTGCGGGCACCGGGTCGGCAGGGGTGAATTCCTGCACGTAGTCGTCGAGGTTGAATTCCACGTGGCGGCCCCTGGGCAAAATATCGTCCATACTCAACCGCTCTTGAATTGCGGCCACGAGAGGTCTTGCCCCGAACAACACTAGGTCTTCACGCGCTTGGACAGCATTCGAATATGTCATGCCGCGTTGGTCGATTGCCAGCAGGTATGCCGGTACGTCCATCAGCCGGGAGAGTTCCTTAGTCTGGTAATTCCGGCCCTCGACCAGTTGAAGCGTTGAAGGATCGCCGGAGAATTCGACGAAGTTCACCAATTCATTCAGGGCGCCGATGCTGTTAGTGCGCCTGTTCGAACTCCACGCGGCGGCCATCTCCCCCAATTCTTCCCCGCTCATTGGTTCGCCACCCTTCTGCTGCAAGTAGCCGGCCGCGATCTCGTTCGTTGCGAACCGTTCCGCAGACTGGTCTAGCCTTAGCGCGATCTCAATTGCGCGGCGGCCCTGGTACACAATCCCCTGCGACGGCGAGAGGAATTGCACGAGCTGATTTGTGTCGAGCGGTAGCCCGTTGAACTGCACCTTATCCGCGGGCCCGAACCATTCGGGCGGGGCGTTATCAGGAGTTTGGATATTGTTCGCGGGTAGCCACTGGAACGTGGCGGGGAATCCGGTGGCGTAGCGCGACGTGACAAGCCAGAACGCACGGCCGAATAGAATCAGGTCTTTTGCGGTGCGGGCCATGATGAAGTTCCGCGTCGTGCGCGGGTCCGGCCGAGTCATCCACGATTCACCCTCGACGTACAGTTGTTCGTACGCTTGCCCAGTCCACTGGAGCGTGTAGCTCTTGAGGTCAAGCGTACTGACGACGGTCGAAAGTAGGCTGATGGCGCGGGCAACGGTCGGCACGCTCATTGCGGCCTGTTCCATTCCGCCGGCGTTATACGCAATGTAATTGCCTGCGTTGCCCGCCTGCGTGGCGCCTGAAGCGGCGGCAATGGTGGCACTACCGTACGCAGGTGCGGGCGCGGGTGCTGCTTTCAGCCAAGGGAATAGCGGCATGCCATAAGTCTTGCACGCTTAGTTGCGAATGCAAGGGCTTCAGAGTAGAGATACGAAACGGTTGGCACCCCGGGGATAGCCGGGGACGCGACCACCCCCGGGGGCATCGTGAGCCTAGCGGCCGAACGCGATAGCGGGTTTCGCGCGGGACGTCGGGCGGGCGATAAGGGCCACGGCCCACACAAGGCAACGGGCAAGTGTGATGGGGCCGCTCGAGCGTTGAGTGACAAGGGCATATCCGCGAAGAGTCTGGACACCAACGGCCCGGCCGACGTGTTCGCATAGCATTGCCTCCCCCGTATGGCATACGCGCCCTTCATTGATAAGTGCGCGAACGGTTGACGTATGCGTGGTGAGTTCGGCATAGCCGCATTGCACCTTCTTTCGCGCAAGCGCGACGGGCGCAATTGAGAACAGCGACGGCGTCAGGCATACGTGGTCGCAACCGGCGGCGGCTATCTCCACTTCCTCCCAGCATTTCGCCAGTGAGTCAGCGAGGAACGCGACAGTGACGCCGATCATGCCGTCAGGCATAGCGACCGCGCGAATTCCGGCGTACATCGATTCATCGATTGACGAGTCCACGGCGAGCACGCCGCCGGCGGGGATATCTTCGACCTTCAGCGCGTCGAACACGCCGGGGCTTAGCCACGATTGCTCTGACGATATCCAGACGTTCAGGGACGCCCGGAGGAACGCGCCCTTATCTGCCTGCTGCGATTCGTCCTTTAGAACCTCAGGGTCAAGGGTGTAGCCGATCGCCGGGTTAGCGAGATGCCAATAGTCAGGTGATGAAAGCGGGTCGATGCCCGGGGGCACGGACCACTCAGCGAAGAATAGTTTCGTCGGTTGCCCCTGGTCGATAGCGCGAATCCCTTCCTCCCGCATCTGGAGCATTGCCGCTGAATCTTCAGTGCCGGCGGTTGACCAACACGACATAAGGGGTGAACGCATAACCCGCTGAGAAGGGAGGGCGCCGGATATGAGTACGTCCTTCGAGATATTCCAGACTTCATCGGCGATGACGTACGTAGGGCTGAAACCGTGGAACGCTTTAGGGGTGGCCGCCTGCACAAGCCACCTGGTGCCGTCCGGAAGTGTCGCTTCATTGCGGCCGTAGGACCATTTCACTTTGGCGCTGAAGCGTTCGACGAGAATAGGGGCCAGAGTCTCGAATATCTCGGCGGCTAGGTGCAGCTGGTGGGCGGTCGATATCACCATGATGGGGGCGCCCCTGCGTTTCGGTTCCTCCGTGAGTGCCCAGAGAATGAACGCCTTTAGCGCGACGGTCTTTCCGTTCTGACGCGCCACGGATACCAAAGACCGGCGGTGCAAGAGATCGCCGTTCTCGTCATGCGCGAGTTGTCCACTCAATGCCTGAACCTGCCATGGCATGAGTTCAATACCGAGAAGGTCACGGGCCACGGCCGCCACCGCGGGGCCGTATGAGCTCTCGGACTGAAACCCGGATATCAGGCGTGGCGGGATCAGGCCGCGTTCGTAGACTTCCTTCGAGATTTTGGGCGAACGCCCTGGAACCGTTTCGATGCCCTTCCTTTCCGAGACACCCTTCCA